ATTATTTTCATCAGCTCCTACCTTTAACCATGATGGTAAGTTATCATACATAAACTTAACCTTGGTTACCATATTACGTGCGGTCTCTTGCTTTGTAGCTATACAAAGTACATTTTTATCTTTATGAAAAGTCATTAACCATAAAGAATACCCTGCGGCTAATGTTGATATACCTAACTGCCTTGATTTAAGTACTATAGAGTATGGATTTTCTTTCCATAATTTTAATACTTTATCTTGAAAAGGATATAGATTAAATAATACTCTACCTCTTTGCGGATGTTGGATATGGCAATATTTGCGCATAAAATGGCCAGGATCTGTAGCACATTTTATATACTCTTGTTTGAGTATTTCTTTTATATTTTGTTGTTCACTCATTTGCCTATTTTCCAAAACAATTTAAACGAGGCTTGTGGAAATAAATCTTGATTTACTCCTAACCCTATTCCAATTGCTTTGCGTTTTTTGGTTCTGTATAGCATTTCGGCGCCAATATAACTAATTTGATTTGTACCTCCAACTAATCCTATACCAGCATACCATTCTCTATTATTTATATAAACAGTATTTTCAATTGTAATTTTAGGTATTTCTAAATTTGATTGAACTTTGCGAGCTAAAATATAATTTTTTGTTATAGTATCTTTTACTATTATATTACCAAATGTATCAATTTGAATGGTATCTTGATAAGCATATGTTGAATAATAATCTTTTAATATTTCGCTAGTATCAATAGGACCTTGAGATGCAATAAATGTGTCTATATCTGTTATAGTATCAACACGAGTCCTGTATTTTGGGACATATACCGGTGTTTCAATTGTAACAGGTATCATCTCAATAGTTTTCTTTGTAATTACAGTACCCTCTTTAATATCAGGAGGTAAAGTAAGTAAGTAAATAATAACTCCTATTAAAAATATTATTATAATATAATATGGTATCTTAGTCTTCATCCCCAATCAATGATTGTAAAGTTGGGTTCTTTAATTTTCTTAACTTTTTTGTTAAATCAGCCATTTTTTTCAAATGAGCTTTTTGTTCAGGTGTTCTTTTATTTTCTGGGGTTTTGATATACTCCATTGTTTTTTTAGCGTTAGCTTTTAATGTGGCCTGAATAGTAGCTATTTGTCCTTTTTCTCTTTTAATAAAAGGATCGTCTTTGACTTGTAATGGCTCTTTATCATTTGATATGTCTTCGGGATCTGGTTGGCCATATGTGTCTTCTATTTCTATATCTTCGTCTTCTGGTTTTGGTTTTCTACCACGTTTTTCATCTTTTTTATCTTCTTCTGATTTTTTAGTTGCTGTATTTGGGTTTGGTTTTCTACCACGTTGACTTAATTCTCTTTCACCTTTAACTAAATCTATAAATCGGTTTAATTGATTATCAAAAAGTGATTCTCCACCTAATGCTGTTTTTACATCTGAGTCTGATTTAATTGCTTTTTTCAAATCTAATCCAGTTAATTCAGGGTTCTTTTCTATAACTGCTTCAATAGCAGTTTTTAAATCACCAGCAATTTTGGCCATTTCAGTTAAATTGTTTTCATCTTTAGCTTTAGGGTTAAAAGTAACACCTATTCCTTGATCAGCAAGTTTTTTAACAGTATTCTTATCACTTGTAACTGTTAACTCAGCTAAGATAGCTTCTTTAATATATTTTTTTAATTCCGATATTTTCATATTTATGTTTTATTATAAATATGTATTTTTTAGGAAAGAACATGTTTTACAACTTGCTTAATGCGTTCCTCTGTTGAGCCTGATATGTCTATAATATTTTTGGCACGATGCCCATATAATCTTAGCATATATGAAATAGTAGTATCTATTTGTTCTCTATACTGTTCATTAGTTTCTCTAATACCATTATCTTCTATTTCTACTCCTTGAGGAGAAACATAAAATATGTAATCATATTCTTCTATTAAGAATTTAGCTACATTTTCAAATGTTTCTTTTTCATAAGGAGTCATAGAATTAGAACAATGACTAAATGCCATTACATCAATAACTGTTCTGTCTGTTATAATATAATCATTCATTAATTCAGCAGAACGCTCAGCTAAAAATATTAACTGTCCTTTAAGTGTTGAATCTGTGTTCAATGGAATACCTAAACTATTCAAATATTTTGAACGTTCAGTAGCGAAATTGTAATGTTGAAATGATGGATGCTCTTTTAAAGCATTAACTAAAGTTGTTTTGCCTACCGAGACAGTTCCTGCAAATCCTATTTTCATATTATAATATTTTTTGACATAAATATAAAAAAGAAAGCTTGGTTTCCCAAGCTTTACTTTAAGTAATTTTTAATATCTACTTGTTCCTGTAATGCTAGGTTTTTTATACCACGGAAGACCTTCTCTATCTTTCAATGCAGCCTTCCATTCTTTTTCTGTTTTCTTAAAACCATAAATGTAATATTCACGTTTGCGCATATTGCCTTCGGGTATTAAAGCAGGACCATTCCAATTATGGAGTTTGTTGTCCCACAAATATGCTATTGTGCCATCAGGCTTAGTAAGTTTTTTGGTAGGTTCCCATTTTTCCATAGTGTTATTTTTTTTAAATTAAGCTTTCCGCTACATAAATACCATGAGCTCCTGAAACTGTTATACCACGAGCTGATAAAGCATCACCTATAAAGTGCACATTTGGGTATTTTGTTAATGATAAGTCATTGTAATTTACAAGAGGTTCTGGGCTTAGATATTTTACCTCAGGAATGTATATCCCCCAATCATCTTCTAATGTTGGAAATACTTTTTTCATATCGTCAATAAAATCTGTAATATAGCTAAAGTATCCTTGAAATATTTCTTCTACTTTGCTAAGTTCGGTTAATCTTATAACGCGAACAGGCTCGTTTTCAGAAGTAAACGATGGTTGTCTAAAACTAGGACTATAATATAAACCAGCTTTATATAAAAGATTTTCTTTTGTGGGGGAATAAGATGCCGGAATATTAACAGATAAGTTACATTGATTAACAACATTGCGGGACCATTCAAATGGATCTTCAATACCATTAATTTCCATCAAAATACCAAAATTAGTCATGTCATTTTTGTATCTTGGATCTTTTTTAGCGTGGCCGTTGTAACTATAGTCGCCGTATGTTTCTTCTACGGCAACATACGCTGCATTATTGTTTGTACAAAAAGAGCGAAGTGAAACGCCTTTATCTTCAAATTTTCTATAAAGTTTGAAATCATATGATATATCGATTAGTTTTTGGAAATGGTGTTGTGGTGCTTCAAATCGAACACCAATTTGTACTGATTTGGGTTCATCTGGGAGTTTATAGTCTTGGGCTAATTGTTGAGCAAAGTCTATACCACTCTTTCCTACTGCAAATATAAGTTTATCTCCTGTAGTCATATAGTGAGTTTTTTCTCCACCTCCTTCGGATGTAAACCCTTCAAGCAAAATATAACCATGAGGATTATCAAAATCAATAGTAGTTACTTTAGTTTCCCATACAAATTGTACACCTTTAGACACTAAATAATCATACCATCTTTTTCCTATTTCGTGGAGATAATCGGTACCAATATGATATACCCCAAATAAACGTAAACCGAAATAAGGTTTAATGAAATCTGGCTCTTCGGTAGGGTTGGAGTACATAATTTTAGATGGATCAGGATGAAATCGTTTCCATGTTTCTATAACTTCATTCATTAATTGGTATGCTTTTTCTTTACCGCAATATTTTGATAATTGACCACCAATCATATGATGATAGGTTAATTTGCCATCAGAGAACCCTCCACTCCCTAGCCATCCTGACATTACTTCTTCAGGTTTACGTTGGTATGGGTCTTTTCCCATATCAATGATAGTAATAAGTTCTCCAGGGTAGCCATTATCTATTAATTTTGTTACAGCATGTGCCCCTGCTACTCCTCCTCCAATAATTACAATTTTTTTAGTATATTTATTCATATTATTTATATTTCCATTTATATCCAAAAGCTGTTTTTTGTCTCCCTAATATACAATCCTTTATTTGAGAAGTCACGTTACTTTTTTTATTTGTTTGTTCTTTTATCCATACCGCAGCTTGTCCTTTGCTTTCCCATTCTTTAATAATATTATTTTCTAAATCACATTGCAAAACTGGTTTAGCTTGTTTACGTTTTGCTATCCCCATTGCTATTTTATGGGATTCTGAGAATGGTTTTAGTTTTCCTTTATTGTTTTGACTAATTTTTTGCTTGATTTCATCTGTATAATATTGAGAGTGGTTTCTTTCTCTTAAAGTTTTACTTATTTTTTCACCGGTTCCAGGGCGTGGTCCTTTCATTTTTTGTTTTTGTTCTTCAGTATAATTTGAAGGGCCACCCCCTCCATTTCC